CCATTTTTCCATAATCTTTGGGTCACTCAGCATAAGCTTTTGGCCCATGTTTCTGTACTTGCTAATGGTCTTACTAAATACGCCTACCAATTTTTTGTATGCCTCTACGTTCAGCTCTTCCTTAAACATGGGCTTGATGGACTCTAACTCCATGGTTAATACTTCCCTGAGTGAGCCGCCAGGTATGAGCGGCTGCTCGGTATCAGGGTCCATGCCCGCAGAGTAGAGGACATACTTACTGTACTCGTAAGGGTCCAAGTCTACCGTTACCCCAGCGTTGCTGAATTGTCTGGGAGGCATAGACACGGTTAGGCTTGGTAGGTTCTTATCTGTTGGCCCCATCTGCTCATAGAAGCCAGCCATGCGGGAGAGTGTCTCGACAAGCTCCGTACCTTTGGCCTTCTGACTTGCCCAGGGTACAAACATGGTCTCGATACCGTCGGCTATCCCACCCTCTAAAGATCCAAATGGTGCAAGTAGGGCTTCGCCGAGGAAGTTGCGCTGGATCGGAAGGTCCTTGGAAAATATTGGATTGATCGAGCTGTACTTGGCTTGAACCTTGTCGATGAAAGCGCCGAACTTCTTGAAGTTGCCCTCTTGTTCCTTGGATACTTTCGTGTCCACTTTGTAGGGATCTTGGATATTCTTAATGTCCTTGGATAATGCTGAGTACGGGGTCATCCTGGTAACCAGGTCTGTACCGAACCTGTCGAGTGCTCCCTTCTCCTCACCGCCTATTGCTTCGCCAAATGCGTCGAAGAAAAGAGCGTAGGAGTCCACCATCATTTCAGGAGTGAGGAAGTCAGCAGCAGCACTGGCAGCTGCTGTGGCCAGTTGCTCGTACTCAGCAGCGTCCACGTAGTTCCTGGTAGATGCCACCAAATGCCCAAGGCGCATGATTGAGTTGGTGTAGTCTAAGCGGGAGATGTCCTTCCACTCATCACCATCACGGACGGAGTTAGGCTTCCAGCCCTGTCCCTGTTCTGACAATGCTTGGATCATCTTAGGGTTCCTCGTGTCGGGTCCACTGTAGAGCCCTGCTGAGGAGTAGACCGCAGCCGCACCTATTGCGAGTCCGCCTGTGGTAATTTTAGCCATGGCCATGTCTGCTTCTTTGCCCCCAGCTGCAAGTGCCATGCGGGTTTTGGATCCTGAGAGCAATACTGCGAAGGGGGAATTATTCAGTGTGTACGATGCCACGTTGGCAGTTGTTTTAAAGAACGGGAAAGCAACCCTACCCATTGGGGTTTTCTCGAGTGCTTTGTTAATAGTCCCTGCCCATGAATCGGGGTCTAAGCTTTGAGAGAAGGTCATCCCCTCCGCGAAAGTAACCGCCTGTTCGTGGGAGTTTACAGGTGGGTCGTTGAGGTAGGACTTAAGGAAAGATTTTGCCTCAGCACCTTTTAGGCCCTTGTCACGAACCTCAGCCATAGCAAGCTGGTTGAGTCTGCCACGGTAGGCAGCTGTTCCCCATGCCGCATCGGCAGTGGCGTTGAGCCTTGTCGGCACACCTATCACTAGGCCGTAGACATCGGCAAGCTTTCCTAGGGCTTTGTAGCCAAGGCCGCGCTCAGTGGGAATCCCCATGGATTCGCCTGACAGCATCTTAGGGTACTTGGCCATTTCACTGGCGTTAAGGACACTCTTAGGTGCCCCTGCGCCGGTCTTGAGCGCCTTACCCATGTTGGAGAACATCTCTCCCATAGAGAACACTTGGCCGATGATATAGTCGTTGGCAGCTTGAAAGTTCTCAGTACCTCGCCCCTGGAACACACCAGGTAGGACTGCGAAGTAGTTGTCGAAGGTTTGCTTCATTGCGGCTTGGGCATTGTTTAGGTGATTGGCCGAAACTGTTTTAGGGGATGAGATCATCCCGTTTATGGCGGTCGATTCGATCAGCTGTGAGGCCCGTTGCCAGCTGCCTTTTGCGGCCTTCAGAGCTTTGTTCGCTGTGCTCACAGCACCCTGAGCATCTTGGGCTGCGAGGGTGGCTATGGCTGCGGCTAAGTTTTCAACCTTGGCCTTACCGCCGGAGAATTTTAGCACGTCCGCAAGCATGGCCGCTCTGTCTGCTTCGCTCTGGGATTTTATAAACTGAGACACAGTCATGCCCATGCCGTCGGCTGCAATTTTCTCAGCCGCTAAAGAGGCTCCTGCCGTACTGGCCGCACCCTCTGTCAGGCCCATGATAAAGTTTCTATTGTCGTGCGCACGTACGAATGCGGCTAGGTCCTCTGGGGTTTTGGACTCGGCTGCTTTGATCGCGGCTGCAAGGTAAGAAGAGTTCATCTCGCCCACAAGCTGCTTACCAGCTGCAACCTCCCCAGGTGCAAAAGGTCTGTCGCCTGCTCTCCTTGATAGGAGCTCGGTGAGCTTGCCCTGGTCGGCTAGAATTTCTGAGCCTTCACCTGTGAAGGTGTCGAAGCTACCAGGGACGTAGGCAAGGTCAGCGTCTGGATTGGCACGTACGTAGTCGGTGATGAAGCCCATGGCCTCGTCACTGTTTGTGTTGGCCTTAACCGCTCCCTCAGCAGTAACACTCACAGCGGGGGCTGGTACGTTTGCGCCCATCTTAGCTTCCGCTGCGGCCACTTCCACTTCTGACAGAACTTTAGCGGCCTTAGCTGGGCCCGTTGGAGGGACTGGGCGCGTGGCGATTTCGGATACTTTTTTAGCGCCGGAAGAGTACTTAAGAATCCCCCATGCGCCCGCTGCGATAGGTGCTCCTACTGCCATGCCTTCCATCATATTCTTAAAGCGTGCCTCAAGCTCTGTGTCGTCGGGCTTAGTCGCAAGCCTGTTGATGGCGTTGTATGCCACCGGGTAATTCTTAAGCTCTGGGAGATCATTAATCATCATGTCCGCTAGCCGCTCTTGCTTTGGGTCGATCAAAAAGAAATCGGCAGCTGCACCTGTAGCAAGGCCCGTAAGCGCAGCCTTACCAGCACTCAAGCCTTTCACTAAGGCTCCGCCCATGCCGCCCACAAGAGGGGCTGCATACTTAGTAATCGCACGCATGGCTCTTGTCTCAAAGCCATCTGTGGGTGTACCAAGTTTTGAGGACCAGTCTACCTTCGAGGAGTCGGAGATAAGGTCCCCACTTCCAAGGCCAACACTGGCCGCCGCATTCTCAAGCCAGTCGGCTACAACTATCCCGCCGTTTACCGCAAGCTCAGCCGCATCGACGATTCCGTAGAGCGCGCCCTTGCCAACGTCGCCCATTTTTTCTTCTTTACCTGCGTTTGGGTTTTGGAGGTCCCCAGGCTGAGGTCCCCCAGCTTCCGGTTGTGCAGCAGATGTTCCGCCGAATGCACCCTGCATTTGTTCTTTAGACTTATCTGCCTTTAATGCGTCTACGTCTACACCAGTGCTACGCGCATACTCCTCAAAGTCCATGTCTGGTTCTTTGTCGTACTCGCTCGCTATAGACCTCAGTGCTTCGCTATCTTCAAACATCTATCTTCCCTTCGTAGCAGAAGGCTTCGCTTCGCTCGGTGGTCGTCCGCCCTGTTCTTCACCAGGTTGTACTTTTTCAAACTCAAGCTCGCGGATTCTAGTGTCAATATCTTTAAGTGTATTCCTGAGAGACTTATTTTTTTCAGAGGTCATTCTGCCAGCAGACTTCAAGTCTATCCCCTGCTTAACTGTATCAAGCTTAAGCTTCTGTAGCGACTGCACGTTGTCTTGACCATACACGCTGGGGGTGCCGCGAATAATCCCAAGCTTCTTTCCAAAGTTCTGTCTGATAAGTCTACGTGACAACGCCACGGGGTCTTGGTCGGGGCTCTTAGACAGCGACTGGTAGTACTGCTGCACGGTCATTTTAACTTTGTCTCCGTGCTCTCGCTTCTGAAGGTCAGACATAACGTCGGTAATGGTCGGTGCCATTTGATTATTTATGAGTGATGCTCCGCTGGATATAACACTGCGTTTAGCAGGATCAGACCGCTCCCTACTCTGGAGCGCCTTAAGTTCGGTGAGCATCTTTTCTGCTCTGTCGTAGCTAATCTTTGTGCCCCTGTATTTTTTAACAGACTCGAGGGCCTCTGTGTAATTGCCAGTGGAGATGGCCTTGCTGGTAATATCAAAATCAATAATGTCGTCTGAACGCTCTGCAAATACTTTGTCTCCGATTAAAGTTTTACCGCGCTCAGGATCAAGCATGTTCGCAGCAATGGAAGAACCAATCTGGTCCATGATGGGCTTTCGTTTTGTCTCATCATTTCCCGCTTGCTGAAGGGCCGCTGTGAAGTAACCGGCGAGCTTATCCTCTTGGTCTTTTCTGTGTTTTGCGTCCATACGCTGATTTCTGTCCATGATCTTAAGGTCCCTGTCAGCGTCCTTCCACTCTGTCTGTTGGATTTCGTCGAACTGCTTTTTTCTTTCCTCAGCAGTAAACAGGTCGCCCCCGTACTGTTCAAGGACTAAGCTAGCTCCAGGGTAATCCCTACCGGAGAGCCTTCCTTGAATAGAATCAACGAGTACGGACTTCTCTGCGCGAGTAGCCTCTATTTCTCTCATAGCTGGCGGAAGGTCTTCATGTCCAAGTGCCGCGTTCCGAACTTGGGACATCATCAGCCCTGTGTCGTCGAGGTTCGGGCTTGATCTTGCGTACTTGCCACTTTCTGCAATAACTTTATCGAATAAAACCTGGTTGTTGTTGGCACGCTTCTGTACTTCGTCGGCCCAAATAGTCGTGGCTGAATCATTCAAAAGGTCGCCACTCCTGTTAAGGAACGCAGCCTTGAGCGCGCTGTCGTCGAACCCGTCAGCAATCTCCGCAACGATTGGCTCTAGCTCCGCAGTAACTTCCTTAACTGCACCGAAGCCAGTCCTATCCCCCGCAATCGGGGATCTGGAACTTTGTAGGGCCTTCTTCTCAAGAAGTGCCATGCGGAAGCGGTTCTCGGCACTGTGGAGCATAAGCTTGTCCTGCTCATTTTTAGCCCGAGTACCTGCTTCGCCCAACATCTCCCCATATGCTAACAGCGACTTACCAAAATTCTCTATCGTCTCGCCGGTATACCGAGCACTCTCGGAAGATCCGACAGGTATAGGTGTACCTGGATTGATAACTTGTGCTTGGTCACTACCTGGCAAAACTGGCATGCTGTACTCCTAATATTTAAAGTTGTAGTTTCCACCGAGACCGTAGCCAGTTGTTCCTGAATTTCCACTCATCGTGTTCCAGCCCCCTGATATGTGGCTCTTGTAGGTCGACCCGTCGGTGGTCCCGCCCTTGGCTCTTCCGTCTGTTAGGCCAAAATTGTTTGTCTTAGCCGCAGCCCCAAGGCCAATGGAAGCGCTCTGAAGTATATTATTTGTGGGGTCCGCCAGGTCTGCAATCTTTTGGTTAGAATTTTGTTGTCTAAGGCTTGCCAGTATAAAGTCAGCTTCGCCCTTTTGTTTAATCGCTGAAAGCTCATCCGCCTTCTGCGCAATCGTACTGGCAACTATCGCAGCCGTGCTGCCGGATAGGTCCGCTCCGCCTTTGAAAACAGCGGAGATCTGCGCACCCTTCCTCGCCTCATACCTGGAAGAAGCTATCTCGGCCTCTCTGTATGTGGCAGTCCTAACTAGGTCTGCTTGTATTTTGTAGTAACGGGAGTTTTGTACTTCCGCTTCTATCTGGGCCAGGTTTGCACGGTAATTTCCGTACATTTGTACGACCGCCCCTGCGGCCATTAACACTAAAGGAACCATTACTCCACCTTCCCGTACATAAAATAATCAAGGCCCGTAGGACCGTACTTGTGCATGAACCCCTCAGCCGAAAAGCCAAGGCCTTCCGCCCATCTCTGCCCATCTAGGTAATCAGCCCGCACAACCATTTGTAGTCTTTGCAGTTTTCTACTTACAAAAAATTCATCCAGTGTTTTCTTAACTGCCTTGTGAAACGAAAGCTTGCACTTTTTAATATCATCCGAGTAAACACCAAAAGCTTCGGCTGCGTGCTTAAAATAAAAAAGCGCGCCAACTATGCCTATGACCTTGTCGTCCAACAACAGGGCAAACATGGGTGCCCCAGCCGCGTGGGCCTCACGCAAATTCTGTATTGAATTGATATCCTCAAACACAGCCTTTGGTGTAAACCCGATAAAGTGCTCTTCACTGAGCGGCACCACATCAACCATACGTTGAGCCCCTCGCGATTATTGCCAGCACGTTGCATGGCCATGGACCATTTGCTTCTATAATAATCTGGCACTCTCTAGAGTAGTCCGTTGGTAAGTGTACACGCTTAAGGCCTGTAAACATAACTGGTGGGTCGTCCATGTTTGCGGCTTGGTCTTTGAAATCTAAAGTATACAGGGAACCAACTGTGTGCCCGTACTTGGCACCGTATGTTTTGTAGAAAGAAATCTGCGCCTCATCGACACGCTTAACAAAACCCGCAGGGCTGCCGGGAACTTGCTGGCCTATCTGAATCGGCATGGTCTTAATTCTAGATGTGTACGGGTAGCCTGCATAAAGTGTCGTGTAGACATCTGTGGTAATAATCTGACCACTTGCATTTACCGTGTACTCGCCAAGATAAAAACCATCTGCCACAACGGAGAGCTCCTCGCCCACGTACTCCGTGAATCCTGTCCACGTTGTGCCGTTAGCCGTAGCTCCGTACTTGAAAGCGTCCACATAGTGTGTCTGCTCCCCAGTTCCGGTTCCGCCAAATGTTTCTGCAACAATCAAACTGTCCCGTTCGTTGAATAGGTCCATGCTCTCAAGCATGCCCACGTACGCGCCGTTGATATACCTGGACACGAACATGAATAATCTCTCTGGACCAAGAAGGTTCCCGTCCTCAGTTCCAACCGAGCAAATTGATTTGACAATTGCTCTTGGGACCACGTTTGCGTCCCCGCCTATTTGCATATTTGCCCATGCGTTGATTGCATAGTCTTTATCTAAAGCAAGAACTAAAAGTCTACCGTTCTTGGTCTTTGCGAAAGTGAGCGTGTCCTCAGAGTTTGTCGCACACACCTCTATGATCGGATCTCTATACGTTCCGCCGCCGGTGCCTAGAGAACTTGTCTCCCTGTCCTCGTCAAACAAGAAGTGGTCGGCTAAGAACATGAGGTCGTTTGATTTGTACTTGTCTTGCTCAAAACTAAACTCGATGTCTCTGAGCTTTCCGCTGTGCTTCTGAATAAATAAACTTGTGTTGCCGGTTCTAAGTGGCCGGTGAACGCTGGCACCAAAAGATGAGGTAGAAGTAAATCTAAAATCATTTGGCCCGAGGATGCCGTTCTCACCGAAACCAACAATCTCGGCTCTGTCTGTGTGTATGATTAATGTCTTATCAGCAGAAAGAGCTACAATGTTGCTTCCTTCTTTAGAGTTTGGGGTAAGGGTAAAAGCCCTGGTGTTGTCCTCTGTGTATGTTGTAAAATCATCGTCCTGCTCGAAAGGGCGCTCCATCATTAGGAAAACATTTCCAGCTAGTGAGCCCCAAAGAGTGTCTGGGAAATGTCTATTGCCGCCGTAGATAAGTCTTGATTCGTATGCGACAACTGTCTGTGGCCATCCCCTATATTCACTCCAGGCTGCTTCTTCCCACGATGTGCCAGCCGCCGTTCCGTGCGCGAGTACTGCCACTGCGCTGAGTACTGTTGCGGTTACCGTTGTTGAGTTTGTAACAACTGTGACCCTAAACACCCCTGTTGTTCCGGCTGAGGATAGCTTGAAGTATGCCCCAAGATGCCCAGAATCAAAAAAAGCAGCTGAGGCCGTAACTGTAATCGAGCCAGTAGCAGCACTCGGAGTAAGATTAACGCTGGTTCCTAGTGCCTGAATTGGAAGGTACGGCACTGTCTCCCAGGGTTTTACTGTTATGTAGTCGTTGTCGATAATCTGAAGATCTGTTCCCACCCAAAGGATGGGGTTCGTGGTTCCTGCTGGTGCAACGATTGCCACAATATCGCCAACCTGTGCCCACTGAAGATTTTCGTTGGAGCTACCAAGACCTGTGCTCGGTGTGCTGAGTGGAACACTTCCAACACCCGACGCATCGGTGTAGTCGTAGGTGGGGAAGTAGAACCAGTCTGCAATCGCCCCACAACAAACAAGTATCTCTGAGTACCCGTCGGACAATGTCCGTGGGATCATTGTTGTATTTCTAAAAAATGGATTGCCCGCAGAAATACCTGTCTGAAGGTTCGTGTTTCTGGCCGAAGCCAAATTTATTCTCCGTGTGCCGGGCCTTCTGAAAGCCCCGCCTTGGATCCTTGGGATAAAATTTAGGAGTTGCTCTGAGGCTTGAAAGTACTGCTGGGCATCCGTCCTATAACGAGCCTTTCCAGACCACTCGCCAGCGGCGAAGGTGTTTACTAAATTATTAAACTTCATCTATCCCTCAATATCTTGAGTTAAGCCACTGCTTCGCATAGGGCACTCGCGGAGAGGCCTCTTGTGCGCTAAAACTTCTAGACTCAGACAATGTTAATATATAATTTTCTTTAAGTTTTTCTTTAAGTTCAAGGCTGGGAACGACGGCGTATGAATTTTCATACGCGAGCTTCGCTGCGAGAGTCTTTGCGAAGTTGTAGGAGAATAGTCCAGGCTGTGTGATTTTTTTGATGTATCTTATTGCCATAGACGATTCGTCTGTGGCTAGGAACTGTCCCTCTCGTTCCCAAGCAACATCTTCATATTCTGTCTCTACGATACGTAGGCAGTCTGCTGGTAGGACGTAGTAATACGTAAATCCATAGGCCGGTGCAGAGGTAGATAGAGCAAGAGAAGCTCTGCCCATGGCAAAACGCCAGGGGTGCGCTTCTAACAACGCATCCCTGGTCTTATCAAACTGTTCATTGAAAAGCCTGGCCACAGGACTATCGTCGTCGAGGCTGATTATTCTCTCAGCCCCGAGCAATGATAAAGCGTCATTAACAATCGACGTTTCTGTTGTGGCCATCCGTTACTCCCTAATTAATCTACTACGTAGTTCAACCAAACTTGTAACGTCAAAGTGTCGAGAGATGCTGTGATCTCAGACGGGGTACAAACCACAACTGTTTCAACTGTGAATTTTTTACCAACGCCCGCACCAGCCAGTTGAGCTGCAACAGCAGCTGCGCCTGGGTCAGCGCTTTCGACGAAAGCATTCAAATCAACTGAATCAACGCCGTTAGCTTGGTAACCAACGTCCAAGATTCCAGTTGCGCCGGAAGCAGGACACTTAATCATGCCGCCGATTACGCGTGCGCCTGGGGGTAATTTTCCGAGGTACAAGGTATCCGTGGTTGCCAATTCGCCAGAAGCTACATACTCAGCGTACAAACTTTTGACTTCTCCGGAGTACTCACCAATTGCGATTTTCTCTGAGGGAACCGTAACGTATGCACGTTGGTACCCTGTTGAATATTTACTTGCCATTTTTTATCCTTTGTAAAAGTTAATTTTAGTATCCCATAACCAACAAAACAAAAGGGGCTCTTTCAAGCCCCGAAGTCTTAGCTCTCTGTGCAAAGAACCTCAACAACTTTGTTTTCTTCCATGCGAGTCGCACCGATGCCCATGCAAGAATAAACTTGAGTGGCATACGATTTGTCATCGCGCTCAGAAATTCGGCCCTTCATTTCCGCACCGATTGACAGCAAGCCGCCGTCCATCGCGTAAGCATAACACTTACGTGCGCCGATCAAAGAAGTACCAGAACCGACAGCGCCAGTTGAGGTAGAACCTGAAAGGGCAGCAACCTGAGCAGATAAACGCTCAAGACGGATGAACTCAAAGCCCATGAACGTGTTCATTTCGCCTTGAACCAAAGCTTTTACCGAATTGTAGTCGGAGCTGATTACTTCAGTTTGACCAAGCAACGCTTCGATTTGTTTTGATCCGCAGATAAAATATCGTTTGATTGAAGGATCAACTTCAGCTGCATCTAAGTATCGCTTAGCTGCACGAAGAGTTTTCAAGTTCAAATCAGACAACGCTGAACCAGTGTTCGCAGCTAATTTGTTAGCAGAAGGAAGAACAACCTCAGTCGCTCCGGCTTCGCCAGAATAAGCTGAACCGCCAAGTGCTGCGATGATAACATCATCCATTGCACGGCCCATTGCCCACATAGCGGCAATTGCGTACTCAGATGTTGGATCGTGGAGCATGCGGATTTTGTCTTGGTCATCGACCAAGTCAGCCCATTCATAGTCCGCTAATGTTACACGTCTACGAGAGTGGGGAGTGTCCAACTGTGGGGTTGCGCTGTGTCGGCCAACTTTTAATTGGGCACTTACAGAACCGATACGGTCATAAAAAGCAGATTTTCCAGCTTGGCTCTCTTGGCGGATAGTCGATCTAAGACGAGATCCCTTTTGTTGAGACAAGTGGAAGACATTTGAAGCGTATTGCTGAGAAAAATTCTCAGTGATTTGTGATGACATGAAGTCCTCCGGTTAAAGTTTAGTAGACATTCGGCACTTAATTGCGGAATTGTCCCCTAAAGAGGATTCACTACGTGCGTCATAGCCCACACAAGCATGAAGAGATCCTGTGCCACAGGATTGTCCCTAAGCACAGGATCGGAAGATTAGGTGCGCATGTCAACGGGACTTTTTGACGGATTTACCATTTTAAACAGATGCTGCATCTCAGCAAGTGCGTCTTTATGTCCCGGATGGTCCTTTAGAAAGTAGGGGTGTGTACCAACTTGGGACATAACCTTGTTAATCTCTCCTTGGGCGTCCTTCGGGGTCATAACAGGCTCTTTGTTGCTACGGCCACCCACTTCGGTGGACTCTTTCATGTACTTATCGTGGATGCCAGCTAATAGCTTTATCAATCGTGGCTCGGATGCTAGGCCAGAATCGTTCAAGTATTTAACCATGTCCTCGTCCGCAATTTCTGTGACGACAGACTGAGCCGCAAGGGCTTTCTGTTCAAACGCTGAGCCCCACTCTTTGCGAAGATCGTTTGTTCTGTTCACCTGATCTTTTTTAAAATCTTCGAGCACAGATGTCTCTGCTTCCCCGTTCGCCTGACTAAACCAGTCCGCAAGGGCTTGTGCCTGTTTCGGGAGTATTCCAGATTTGTAGGCCTGGTCTTTGAATCCATCGACGAACTTAGGGTCGATTTGGGTGCCATCTTTGAACTTGACCGCATATTCCTTAACGTCCTGTGGAAGACCTAGTTTATGGTACACCCCACGCCAGTCTTCGTCAGTTGCGTGCTTAGATGGTACGGGAATTTTATCCGCACCTACTAATTTTTGCGCACTGATGTAGGACTTGGCCAGTCCAGTAATGTCATTGAATACTTTGAGCGAAGCATCCTCTTGAAGCTCTTTAGGAAGCGTGGATCTCCAATCTTGATTCCCTGGGGTGGCGGTAAGAGTAGTATTAATGTTTCCAGGGGTCTGGTTGTTTTGAGCTGTACCAGCCTGAGAATTACTGTCCCCTTGGGGAGTTGCAGATCCGCCCCCTCCACTAGATGAAGCTCCAGTACCTCCTCCACCACTAACCTCGTTCTGAGAGCGTTTAAGCTCATTCCTCATTAGCATACTTGTCGATCCTTTCTTTTATTCCTTCAACGTCAACACTTAACTTTTCAAGAATACTTAAAATAACTCTTCTCTCACCCTCGCGTACCAGAAGAAGATTTACGTCTCCTGTGAAGTTGTCGCGAAGAACACCAAAATGAAACATCATGTCCTTCAGGACAATCTCCCCATCGGGGGTATTGAATACATTCTTGTACGCTTGAAATGTATTCGACTGCCTCTTTGCCGACTTAATCTGAGCTTGCTTAGACATTACCTAGCCTCTCCCTGAAATACTGGCGCCAGTTTCGATGCGCTGTCAACTTCTTGTGTCTGGGCCTCGTTCTGTAGCGCCGCCTGCTGCGCCTGTGCCCGTGCGTCTCTTAGGCCGTCCCTGTCTTTCTTGGTTCTAATAACCTGCACAGGGGTTCCAAAAATATCTGCTATCACACGTATTGCTTCGTCGCCATTAAAATTATCTGCAACAGACGGGTCCATTTGAATAAACGGACTACACGCCTCTATCGCACGGAGAATGTTCTGGGCCTCGCTGAGCCGCTGAGACCTAGCAATCAACGAAGAATATCTAACGTCGATCTTTCTACCTCTGAGCGCCTCTGGGATTTCTTCCTTCTTGATAACACCACGGCGGAGCATTACTGCAAACACCCGGTCAATCATAGGTCTAAGGAACTCAGTCTGTTGGCGCCCCAGCATAGGCCCAAGCAACCGCATCTTCTCTTCCGTACGCTGAAGGACCTCGGTGGCCGTCATCTGCGGGCCCTGCTGGAGCATTAATTGGTCGACAAAAAATGCTTCCCTAATCCGTACTCGGCGCTCTTTTAGCGCCTCATAACCAAAGTCAATTCTTGAGTCGTTAAAGATTGGTTCAATTTTAGAGTCTGGACTTCCAGAACGTCTGAAATTTAGCCCGCCAGGTGAGGTAACAATCGGTAGAATAAAACCATCATCTGGAAGCTGTAAGGGTGGGTCTACCATCTTTTGTGCGCCGATAATCATTGTCTCTGCCATCTTGTTGATGGTCTTTACTTCTGGCAGTGCCACCATTGCTGGAGATACGCCGTACTTCTCGCCTGTGCGCTTAGACCATCTGGGTACAACATATGGAAATTCTCTAAAGCCTCCGCTCAGTATCTCATGGTCTACCTCTGGTAGAACATACTGAGACACATAAACAAATGGAGAATTTGTAATATTAACCATTGATGCTGGGTAAACTGCATGAATAACTTCAAACTTGTCGTCCTTACCTTTTTCATAGCAGTCCATTACTTTTTTGCCGACATTCTCTTTTCCGAATGCTTCTACCAGTTGGTATGCGTTCCACTTCCAGCTTCTGTAAATCTGGTTCACTCGTCCTTGAGAGTCCTCATCGATAAAATATTCTCCGATGAACTTTGTAGAAAACCGAACTACTTCTTTTGGATCTTCCTCGATGTACATGGCCGCAGTTCCGAAACCTACCTCATCAAGATAAAGTTCATGGACTTCTGTTTGAAAATTAGAGTTGTTCAAAACATTGTGCGTTTGCTTTGCCGCGTACTGAAGAAATGCCTTAACATTATCGAGTTGATCTAGTGCATAGATGCCTGTGGTAAACTCAAACCACATTGAATTTGGGCTTGTAAGAAGACCATGCAGTTGTCCAGCTAAAAGTTCTAAGCAGTACATGCCTGTGTTCTCGAGCACTTGAATATTTCTTTTTTCCCCGGATGTTTTTTGGGACAAAATAGTATTCTTATTCGGCATCATGTAGTCGGCAACTTCTTGAAGGTGCGAATCAAGAGTGCTGCGCTCACCTTTAAGGTGCTGCACTTTCTCTTTGATTTTTTTAACAGTAAGTTTAGCCATTCTCTCGTCCGCCAGTCAGTAATGTTGGGTTTGCCACAAGGCTTGTCTGCCCAGGGGTAAGCAGTGTTTGGGATCTTCCTGGTCGTCTTAGGCGCAAAGCTATCTCAGCGTCAATTCTTCTTCTAATCGTATCTTTTCTTTTATCAATCTG